AAAAAAGAGGGAATGTTGAAACGGCACACCCTTGCACGATAGACGATAATAGACGAAAATAGCAGAAGATAGTAAATAGGGTATACCCCAGTAAATTACTAGGGTTTAGGGGTTAGGGACTGTTTAAAAAAATTGCAGAAAAAGGACAGCCAGACACGTAGTGTTAGGTGTAAGGGCATATTGTTTAATTACATTAAACTACCCCCTAGAATATTATATCCCTCTAGAGATAATGTATTGACATTTGCTTAAAAATATGATATAATACCTTATATTATATTAACAAGTTATATTATTATTAGTAGTAGTATACCCCTTGTAGTTATATAACTTTTATCGTATTGTTTTTTTTATATATTAAGGGCATAACTATACATTTATCGAGGTAATATATTATATGGCAAAAAGAAAAGGTTTATACGCTAACATCAATGCCCGTAAAAAAGCGGGTAATAGCAGGTCTAAAAAAAAATCAACCATTTCCAGTAAAGCTTATGCTAATATGAAAGCTGGTTTCCCTAAGAAAAAGAGGAAGAAAAAAAATAAATGATTAATTTAATAGGTCCAATCGTAAGTTTAGGTAAAACATGGCTGGAGGGTAAGCAAGAGCTTAGTAAAGCAAAGCAAGAAGCCCAGCTAGTCACCACTAAGGCTCAAGCCGAAATATCACGCAAAGTAGCAGCTGGTGAACTAGAGTGGAATCAAACTATGGCTCAAGCTAGTAATAACTCTTGGAAGGATGAGTGGTTAACAATTCTGGTATCCATTCCCCTAATACTAGCATTTACCGGTCACGCTGACATTGTCACACGTGGCTTTGCTGCCCTTGAGTCCATGCCTGATTTCTATAAAACTGCAGTAGGTGTTGTATTTGCTGCATCCTTTGGTGTACAACAAATGACTAAAATGTTTAAAAAATAACTAACTTAGAGGTAGCTCCTAATGACGGATAAAGCTATGGTAAAGAAAAAAAGAGGTAGACCTAAAAAAGATTTAATACAATCTAAAAAGAAAGGTAATAGAGGTGCAGTAGGCAGACCCAAAGGGGATGCAGATGCAATTAGGGAATACAAAGCTAGACTGTTAGCCTCCCCTAAATCTCGTAAAGTTATTGATAGCATAATGAATGCAGCATTGGATGATAACCACAAATCACAATCAGCTGCTTGGAAGTTACTAATAGACCGTATTATGCCTTTATCGTATTTTGATAAAGATAAAAACATGGGTGGTAAAGCGGCAGTAAATATTACGATTACCGGTGTAGGTGGTGAAACAACTATTATTGGCAGTGGTGAAGAACCTAAAGATATTACGGATATTACGGATGTAGTGGAGGTTACTGACCATGACAGTGACTAAAAAAAAAGTAATAGCTAAAAAAAAGAAAACAACAGTAAAAAAAGCTAAAGTACTGCATGGTAAACAAGCCATAGCTGCGATAGAAAAGAAAGAAAAAAGAAAGTTATCATATAAAGAATGTAGGGTAGTTGAGCTAGAAGGTTATGTAGACGGTATTTATACTTGTACTAAAGGTATAAAAACTACAGGAGTAGGGCAAACAGGCAAATGGTTAACTAAAACTTTTAAGGAGTCTTTTCAATACCACGAAAAACTAACGGAAAAGTTAGTGCCTACCTATAAAAAATTACCTGAAAAACTACAAGCTGAGTTAGTACAATCTACTTATCGTGGTGATTTAGGTGGTAGTCCTAGTGCAGTAGCTTTATTTAATAAAGGTAAATACATAGAGTCAGCACGAGAGTTTTTGCATAATGATGAATATGAAGATGAAGATACCCCTAAACAAATAAAGGATAGGATGGTAGCTACAGCTAAAGCAATAGGTATTTATGAAGGTGCAGTTTGACTGACCTAAATATAAAATTATTACCTTGGCAACAAAAAGTATGGAATAAAGTTGTTAGATTTAAAGTTGTAGCTGCAGGTAGACGTACCGGTAAAACTTTACTAGCTGTTTATTTATTGTTGTATTATGCTTTACAAGCTAAAGCAGGACACGTTTTTTACGTTGCCCCGACACAAGGACAAGCTAGAGATATTATGTGGCAAGTATTACTGGAAAAAGGTAATGCAGTTATTAAAAATTCACATATAAATAATTTACAAGTAACCTTAATTAATGGTGCTACTATATCATTAAAAGGTGCAGATAGACCAGAAACTATGAGGGGTGTATCCCTTAAGTACTTAGTGATGGATGAGTACGCAGATATGAAGCCAGAGGTATGGGAACAGATATTAAGACCTGCCCTAGCTGACCAAAAAGGTGGAGCTTTATTTATTGGTACACCTATGGGTCGTAACCATTTTTATGATTTATACAAGTATGCGGAAGATGAAGAAGACGATACATGGAATGCATGGCATTTTACTTCTTATGATAATCCGTTATTAGATGCAAAAGAAATAGATGCAGCTAAAAAAAGTATGTCATCTTTTGCATTTAGACAAGAGTTTATGGCTTCCTTTGAAGCACAAGGTTCTGATTTATTTAAAGAAGAATGGATACAAATGGGTACGGAAGAACCAAAAGACGGTAGTTATTATTTAGCAATAGATATGGCTGGTTTTGAAGATGCTACTGCTAAAAAGAAAAAGAAAAGTAGGTTAGATAGTACATCCATTGCTTGTGTTAAAGTAAGTGAATCAGGTTGGTGGGTAGATGATATAATACATGGTCGTTGGACTTTTGAAGAAACTGCGGAAAAAATATTTGAAGCAGTAGAAAAATACCAACCACTAGGCGTAGGCATTGAGAAGGGGATAAGTAAACAAGCTATTATGTCTCCCCTTACCGATATGATGCGACAAAGAAATACATTTTTTACTATACAAGAATTAACACATGGTAATAAACGTAAAGTAGATAGAGTTGTAGCAGCTTTGCAAGGTAGGTTTGAGCATGGTACTATAACTCTTAACAAAGGTGAGTGGAATATACAATTCTTAGATGAGCTGTTTCAATTCCCTAACCCACAAGTACATGATGATTTGATTGACTCGTTAGCCTATATTGACCAGTTAGCACAAGTTACTTATTATTATGATTTTGAGGAAGACAATTTTGAAGCACTTGACACTATAGCGGGATATTAAAATATGAATAATGAAAATGAAATGTACACTAAAATAAGTTTAAAAGATTGGATTAGTGATAAATGTATGATGTGGAGAGACCACTACCAATCAAACTATCAAGAAACACATGATGAATATTATCGTATATGGCGTGGTATATGGGATAAATCAGATAGTATGAGAGACTCAGAAAGGTCTAAACTTATTAGCCCCGCTACTCAACAAGCTGTAGAATCAGCAGTAGCCGAAATAGAAGAAGCTACATTTGGTCGTGGTAAATTTTTTGATATTAAAGATGATTTCCAAGATAACAACCCAGCTGATGTAGCTATTATAAGAAATCAATTAGAAGAAGATATGAACTTTTCTAAAGCTCGTAGTTCTATTGCAGAATGTTTATTAAACTCTGCTATTTTTGGAACTGGTATTGGTGAGTTAATATTAGATGAAGTTACAGAATTAAAAACAGCTAGTCAACCACAACCTGAAATGGGTTTAACAGCTGTCGGTGTAGAAAAAAGAGAAAGGGTATTAGTTAAAATAGACCCTATTATGCCTCAAAACTTTTTAATAGACCCACTAGCTACTAATGTAGATGATGCATTAGGTGTCGCTATAGAAAAAATGGTATCAATGCACAGCATACAACAAGGTATTGATTCCGGTATTTATCGTGACGTAGAAATAGAAAGTGTTGCTAGTGATTCTAACTTAGAAGATGCTAGTAAAATTACTATGTCAGATACACAAGACATGGTTAAACTAACTAAGTATTATGGTTTAGTGCCTACAGATTTGTTGGAAGATGAAGATATGCTTGAAGATGATGAGTCGGAAGTTGTAGATTTTCCAACTATGGTGGATGATGAAGAAGGTGTTAAAACATCTTATACAGAAGCTATTGTAGTTATTGCTAATGATGATACAGTTTTAAAAGTAGAACGTAACCCATACATGAAAAAAGATAGACCTATTATTGCATTTTCTTGGGATACTGTACCATTTAAATTCTGGGGTCGTGGTATTTGTGAAAAAGCTTACAACTCACAAAAAGCATTAGACACAGAAATGAGAGCAAGAATTGATGCTTTAGCATTAACAGTACACCCTATGATGGGTATAGATGCTTCTCGTATGCCTCGTGGTGCTAAATTAGAAGTAAGACCCGGAAAAACCATTTTAACTAATGGTAATCCTAGAGAAATTTTAAACCCTATGAGTTTTGGTCAATTAGACCAAGTAACATTTGCACAAGCACAACAATTACAAACTATGGTACA